TTGTTATACGTTTGTATATACATCTTAAATCAACTTAAAAAGGCAACTTATATCATGGCATCATTAGCAGAAATCAGAGCAAGACTCCAGGCAGCAGATTCAAACAAAGGCGGCCAATCCGGTGGTGGTGGAGACGGCGCTATATACGCCCACTGGAACATGGAAGAAGGTGCATCAGCACTGTTACGTTTCCTTCCAGATGGCAACAACAAAAACACTTTCTTTTGGGCCGAGCGCCAAATGATTCGTTTGCCTTTCAACGGCGTCAAAGGCGAGATGGACACCAAACAAGTACAAGTCCAGATCCCGTGTATGGAAATGTATGGTGAAGCTTGTCCCATTTTGGCAGAAGTTCGTACCTGGTTCAAGGACAAGAGTCTGGAAGACATGGGTCGCAAGTACTGGAAGAAACGCAGCTATGTGTTCCAGGGCTTTGTTCGCGAAAATCCAATCTCTGAGGACAAGACACCTGAAAACCCAATCCGACGCTTTATCATTGGTCCACAGATCTTTGCCACCATCAAGTCAGCCCTGATGGATCCTGAACTTGAGGAATTGCCAACAGATATGTTGCGTGGTCTGGACTTCCGCATTGCTAAAACCAGCAAGGGTGGATATGCAGACTACAACACTTCAAAGTGGTCACGCAAGGAAACAGCACTGACTGAAGCAGAACAGTCAGCTGTTGATAAACACGGCCTGTTCGATCTTTCGACATTTATGCCTAAAAAACCAACTGACGTTGAGCTTCGGGTCATGAAAGAAATGTTCGAAGCAAGTGTTGATGGTCAACCATACGATGTCGAACGTTGGGGTCAATACTTCCGTCCTGCAGGCGTTCAAGCACCGGCCGGCACGTCAACTCCAGCTGCCAATGCTGCACCTGCAGCCAAGCCAGCACCTGCAGCAGAGGATGACGTTCCATTTGATGTAGACGAACCAGTGGTAGCAGCCGCTCCTGTGGCAACAGAAAACAAACCAACAGCTAAAGCCGAAGATATTTTGGCAATGATCCGCGCACGTCAAAACAAGTAACACTAAGTAGTGTTGGGTGTAAGGACTTCCTTACACCCATTTGAATTACATTCTTTTTTCTCTCACATCACATGTATTCAGTTTATCAACATTGGGATCCTTTACAATTTTGTCTAGTGGGTAAAACTTATCCTCCGGAGTTTTATTCTTGGATTAAAAATTCATCAACTAGAAAACGATTTGAAAAATTAGCTGAAGAAACAGAAGAAGATTATCAAAGTTTAATCAATGTTTTAACCAATCAATTTGGTGTAACAGTTGCTAGACCAAATTTTCCAGCTGACTTAGAATCTTTATACATTGGCGGTAAATGGGTTCAACCTCCCACTGCTCCGCGTGATTATTTTTTAATGATTCATGATAAATTTTGGATTCCTAGCATTCCAAATGCCAGTCATGCTTGGTCTATATTTTATCGTCAAAATAAACAACCGTGGTGGCCTGACTTTGTTCGCCCGGACGACTTTTATCAAACTTATCCAGAACACGCTGCTGAGATACAAGAAAAATTCAACAAATTTAAAGTTGTAGATCAACAGCACCTAGATGCCAAGTTGAGATTTTATACTAACACATTTGCTGACATTGTGTCCCAAGGAAATGAAATTGTCAGTACAGATTTAGATTTTATCAATGGTTGTTTTGTAAGTCGCATTGGGCAGGATCTTTATTTTGCTACCCAAACTTATCACGACAACAAACAAGCTATCCTAGAAAAAGTAAATGAATTGTTTCCTACTACTCGTAATCGAGTAGTCAATGCCGGTGGACACGGCGATGCTGTTTACTGTCCAGTGACTCCGGGGTTGATTATCAGTCTTAGCGATGTGCCCACTTATGCGGATACCTTTCCTGGGTGGGAAGTTGTTTATTTGCCACCTAGCAATTACGCACACATGCGAGAATTTGAAGTCAGTATGCGCCGAAATAAAGGCCGTTGGTTCATGCCTGGATTTGAACAAGATCAAAATCTTATTAATCTAGTGGATCATTATTTTGACGAATGGGTTGGACAAGTAAGCGAAACTGTGTTTGATGTCAATATTCTCATAGTCGATCCTAAAAACATCATAGTATCTACTCACAATGACCAAGTTGAATCTGCATGCGCTCGACACGGCATTGACGTTCATGTTGTGCCGTTTAGGCACAAATACTTTTGGGATTGTGGAATTCACTGTGTTACCAACGACATTTCGCGACGCGGTACTTTAAGTAACTATTTTTAACTCCATGCTTGTTTTTACTGCCAAAGATTATGATTCTGATGTACTGAAAGATGTATCTCAATTGCCTTCTGAATTTTGTGTTGTTGACCATCTAAATGGGTTTGATACTGACAAAAAGAATAAGTTGTTGAGTCAACTTGATGCAAGCGCCAGATTGCACCAGTGCAACCCTACAGTGCGTGTCAGTTATGTGGTTGATGATCAGATTACAAAAAACTATCCAAATTTAAAATTTAAATTTTGTTTTGACAACGAACAAAGAATCTTTTCTCAGTTCAGTAACTATAAAATGCATCCGGACATCAACTTCGAAAACTTTGTATGCAGTTTTAACAAAGCTGGACATGTGAGTAGAAAATTGCTAGTCTCGATCATGCAGAAATTTGGATACTTTGACCCTGCATACTGTAGCAAACATTTTTTGTATTCAACAGACACAGTTTTAGGACATATACAAGACTACGCTGATGAAAAAGATTGCATCTACAATAAATTTTTTATTTCAGACAACAGCGAAGAATTTTTTCAAACGCTGTTTGTATCTGATTACGAATATCAGCACAGTTTGAATATAAAATATTTAGAAAATAAAATTACCAAAAGTTTTATTCACCTAGTGTCTGAAACAATGGCCACTAGTCAGTACCCATATATAACAGATAAATTTTTTTACAGTATTGTAACACGCGGTTTATTTTTAGCTTATGCCCAGCCAGGATGGCACTTGCACCTAGAAAATATTTTCGGATTTCAAAAGTATTCAAAAATATTCAATTATAGATTTGACAGCATTGAACACCCGTTAGAAAGATTAGTTGAGCTCATGTGTTCGATATCTAAATTCAGTATATTGAGCCCAGCAGATTGGCACGACCTGTATCAAATTGAATCAGACACAATTGAATATAATTATGATCATTACTTCAGCGGGCAGTATTTGAAAAATTTATCAAAGTACAACTAATCAACTGTTGACAAATACAGAATATCTGTGTAAACTAACTATTAAACAACCAAGGAAAAATATGGCAAAACCATTTGACGTATCAAAATTTAGAAAAGACATTACCAAATCAATCGATGGACTAAGCATTGGCTTTAACGATCCAACAGATTGGATCTCAACAGGTAACTTTGCTTTAAACTATCTGATTTCCGGCGACTTCAACAAAGGTGTACCCTTGGGCAAGGTTACAGTATTTGCAGGTGAATCAGGCGCAGGAAAATCATATTTCTGTAGCGGTAATATTATTAAAAACGCACAAGCTCAAGGTATTTTTGTTATATTGGTTGATAGTGAAAATGCTCTTGACGAAAGTTGGATGCAGGCCTTGGGTGTAGATACCAGTACAGAAAAACTGTTGAAATTGAGTATGAGCATGATTGATGATGTAGCTAAAACCATTGCCACATTCATGGGTGACTACAAGGCCTTGCCCGACGGAGAACGTCCAAAAGTCTTGTTTGTTATTGACAGCCTGGGTATGTTGTTGACACCCACAGACGTCAATCAGTTTGAAGCAGGTGAGATGAAAGGTGACTTGGGTCGTAAGCCTAAAGCACTTACAGCACTGGTCCGTAACTGTGTCAATATGTTTGGCAACTACAACGTGGGTATGGTGTGTACTAACCACACATACGCATCGCAAGACATGTTTGATCCTGATGATAAAATCTCAGGTGGGCAAGGATTTATCTATGCAAGTAGCATTGTGGTTGCCATGAAGAAGTTAAAGTTGAAAGAAGACGAGGATGGTAACAAGATCTCTGATGTCATGGGTATACGAGCCGCTTGCAAGGTCATGAAGACACGCTATGCTAAACCTTTTGAAGGCGTCCAGGTCAAGATTCCATACGAAACAGGCATGAACCCTTACAGTGGTCTTGTAGACTTGGCAGAAAAGCGTAGCTTACTGAAGAAAGATGGCAACAGACTGGCATTTACCACTGCCGATGGTGAAGTAATCAAACAGTTCCGCAAGGCCTGGGAAAGTAACGAAGATGGTTGCCTTGACAAGGTCATGCAAGATTTTGCACAACAACCGGACGTGGTAAGTACACCTGACACAGTTGTAGAAGGAGAAGAATAACATGTCAGTTGAATTAGCAGCAGCAGTATGGGAAGAACTTAAACGCTATGTTGGTCCATTGGACAGATCAGAAGCAGCTGATGCCATGATCAATTTATTGGTTGACAGCAATTTTGATTCTGACGAAATTCGTCAGGCATTCAGAGGCGATGCCGAAGTAAAACGAGCACTGCAAGGATATTTGGATGATCAAACTGACGAAGAAGAAATTGACGACGACGAAGATTATGACAACGAGGAAGAAGAAGATTACTAATCATGTGGTATAATCGTGTAGTAGCTGACTTAGGTGCCATTCCTGATTTTATAGCTCACTATGAATCAGAACTAGCGAACGCCAAACGCGATGTTCGCATTGGTGGATATGTTGAATCCAACATCAAAGAACTGCCGGGAATTACTGAACATCGTTTTAATCAACTACAAGAAATTGAAGCCGTGCTCAACTACATGAACATTCAACTGCGTAAACTGCGTCGTAGACATTTTCAAAAGTATCTGGAAGGTTATGCTCGTGCTCTTACCAGTCGAGACGCTGAAAAATATGTGGATGGTGAGGATGAAGTAATTGACTACGAAACACTTATCAACGAAGTGGCCTTGATGCGTAACAAGTGGTTGGGTATCATGAAAGGTCTTGAAAGCAAACAATGGATGTCGGGGCACATTGTAAAACTTAGAACAGCCGGTATGGAGGATGTACAGGTATGATCAATACACAAACACGTTAAAATCCGATGTTATCAAATTTGCATGTGTCAGGAAATAGTCTTGCAATTGGTTGTCCAGTGGCCAATTCTTCACAGGTCCATTCTGTGTGAGCAAGACTGATAAGCCATGCATTACGATCTGGTCTGGCAGGAGATTCTATTTGACTCCAATCCAAATTTGCTACCGAAGCAGCCAGACTTGATGCACCAACAAAGGCAGGCACACCAGACATGACAGCTGTAGTACCAGGACCGCTGTTCCAATTTACCACTGCCCAGGCATTACTTAATGCTCGATCAAAATCAAAATCATCATAGGTGTTGGGTATATGTAAAGGCCTATCAATAATACAATCTGGCAAGACCACCACCTCCCGGCGGGGATGACTGCGTATCACAATGGCTCGTTGAGTCACTTGTCTCAGTTGATTGACAGTTTGTTTTAGCCACTGCTCTGTTGTTGGCATGCCAATCCATTGCTCGCTGTCGTTGCGTTGCAATGCAATTACAATGTCATTACCAGAAGTTTGCCATGGCTTCAATTGCAAATTTAATTTTTGTGGTCTGTGTAAGTCAAGTCCGTGTCCATAAAATGCAGTTGAACCTGTTCCGTTGACTCCCACTTTCCAAGTCTTACCCCTGTGCAGCATGCCTACTTCCAACACAATAACAGGCTTGCCTGCAGATCTAAACGCTTGCCAAACTGCTTGATTTTGTCGCATGCGCCCAGCCCAAACCATACTCCATATCACAGCAACATCCGCTGTCATGTCGTGACTGCTGTGTCTAAGACCCAGTTGATCAAGACCATGTTGAACAGCAGCAAACACCGGCTGACTGTTTAAGGCACCAAACTTGTCAAATAGTCCAAATCGCATATGATCAAATACTCAATCACATATTTAACATATCAAAATTAACCGCAAGATAAATTTAACCAACCATGAAAATTATTTACATGTATACAAGCTCTACTAAGTAGATAAACTGTGACTACAACACACAAAGGAATACTGTATGAAAGCTGGAAAAATTTGGGGACAAACAGAATTACTGGAAGCAAATGGTGTTTTAGAGTTTCACAGAATTCAAGCTGTGGCTGGTGGTATATGTAGCAAACACAAACATCTGTTCAAGTGGAACGGATTTTATGTGGAATCAGGACGTTTATTGATTCGCGTGTGGAAAAAAGGTTATGATCTGGTGGATGAGACTGTGCTGACTGCCGGCGAATATACCAAGGTGGCACCAGGTGAATATCACCAATTTGAAGCAGTGGAAGATACAGTTGCATTTGAATT